TCGGACACCAGAACCAGGACTGATGGCCGAACTGGTCTTCAGTGACCTGCCAGATAACGTGCTGGCACGGTTCGACGGCAACGACGCCGCGCAGGCGGCGATCGATGAGGCGCTGGTCGCCGCTCGCCGGTATTGCGGTTGGCACGTTTCACCCGTCCGTGTTAACGAGTCGATCGAAATAGACGGTCCAGGCGGGCAGGTGCTGTCCCTGCCGACGATGCGCCTCAATGCGGTGACGTCGGTGACCGAACTCGGGCATACGGTGGACGTCTCCAAGTTGGACAGGTCGCGCCGAAAAGGCACGCTCACGAAGCCATACGGGCGGTGGACCTGTCGAGATGGGGCGATCACCGCGGTTGTCACCCACGGATTCACCGAGGCTGAGGCTTCGGACTGGCGGGCGGCGATAATCAAGGTTGTCGACGAGCGATCTGAGCAGTCGATCCGAGACGACGCCGACATGAAGCGCAAAAAGGTCGGCAACGTCGAGTACGAATGGTTTTCAGCCTTGCTGTCCACAAACGAGGAACTGGCTACCCGGTTCTCGCAGTTTCGGATCCTGCCAACGCCATGAGTTTTGGATCTCAAACCCTGGCCTTCACTGTCGAGGAGGGGACGGGCGATTTCGATAACAATGGGATCGAGATCGTCACCACGACTACGGCTTCGGTCTCTGGTTGCCACCATGAGCCGCTAAGCGCCGCTGAGGCTGCCGAGGCGTACGGGAATGTCTCTCGCCAGGTGTGGCGTGCCACTTGCCCACCGGATGCTGCGGCGACTGCGGCAAAGTCGACCGGAACGTTCACCGAGGGTGGCAAGACGTTTCACATCATCGGCGGCGGTCAGCCTCAGCGTGACTTCAGCGGCCCATTCCTAGTCACGATCGACTCGGAACTGTTTCCGGAGTAGGGAGCTTATCGTGGGGTTTTACAACGTGCTTCGGCCGTGTGTGGTGGGTAAGTTGCATTACGCGTCGGTGCCGTCGCAGCCGATTGAGGTTGATGACGAAATCGCGGCACCGCTGGTCGAATCAGCGGCGTTGCAGCCATATCCGAAGCCTGTCGCTGGCGAACCGGCGCAGGATGAGCCCGCCTTAAGCGGGTTAGGTGACGTTGCGGCTGAAGTCCGACTCGTCGACGGAGACGGCGAGCAGGTGGACTACAGCGGCACGCCAGTTCCTCGCCCCCGTTCCCGCCGCAAGTCGTCCGAGGACTGACCGTGGCGTCGAACGACTTCATCCTCGCGTTGCGCAAGCACATCGAGGAGGACGAGTCGATCACCGAGGCGAAGCTGGTGTTGGCGCGTGAGGCTGCGGCGTATGCGCGTTCGATCGCCCCTGTTGACGAGGGTGATTACCGCGACGGTATCCAGGTAGCGAACCGTGGCGCGTCCGGTGTGGGCGTGGAGTTCTCGGACTGGAAGTCGCACATCATCGAGTGGGGCGCCGAGGGTAACAAGCCCGAGTATGCCGTGATCGCCCGAACCGCAGAGCACTTCCGAAACTCGTGACTCAACCGACCAGCCTCGACGTGAGCCAGGTGCCCGCCGAGTGGTTCCTGCGCGCCCGGTTGTTGCCGATCGCGTCGGGTCCTGGTGCGGTGGGCTCGCAGTTGTGGAAGACGGGGCTTCCGTTGCCGTACCGCTCGGTGCGCCGGATCGCGGGCGCCCTCACACCGTACGGTGACGAGCCGTTGATGCGGGTCCACACGTTCGGCGCCGACTACACCACTGCGCAGTCTGAGGCCGCGAAGACGGATGCCAGCATCCTGGTCCTCGTCGAATACCCCGGTTGGGGCACAACACTTCCTGACGGCCGAGTCGTGCATTGCGATTGGGCTGAGATCACCGAGGCGGCTCATGAGGAGCCCTACGGTGCCGAGTCTGTCGTGACGCGCTTCGTGTCCGAGTACAGGTTCGGTCTTTCACTCGTCCCGGCCTCTCAGTAGGTCGTGGCGCGGCACCCGCCGCAACCAACAGCCCACGTTCACCGCCGGATGCCCTTTCGGCGTTCTACCCCTTTCCTGAAAGGACGTTCAGCCATGCCTGATCTGCGACCGCTGACCGGCGGCTCTTGGCAGGGTGCCGGCCTCAATGACCGTGCACCCGAGTTCCTGCGCCGCGGTAAGGCCAAGGCCGCCTCTGTGCGAGATGCCCGCGGTTCGGCCACCGACATCTCCCCGCACAACGCCGACGGTTCGGTGCGTTGGTCCCCCTTCGCGCAGAACAACACCATGCGGCTGGACCTTGCCGCGCGGCGCAAGGTCGGCGGCATCTACGTCACCGTCACCGACCCCAACCAGGGGTTCTATGGGACCGGCGCGTTCAAGGAGGGTGACGGCCCGTCGCAGGAGCCGAAGATCTCGCAGGACCGCTTCATGATCGAGCAGTCCAACAGCCCGTACGACACCGAACTGACCGAGGAGACTGAGCCTTTCAGCTTCACCATGGTCGACACCGCCGACCCGGTGTATCAGCGGCTGCGCAACAACCTGCCGCTGTATGACCAGAACGGCAACTCGCTGGTGGAGGATCCGGGCTGGCAGAACGCCGGCTACGGCCGCCTGCTCAACGGGCAGAATCCGGGCCGGCAGTTCTTGTTCCTGCGTGAGCGGTTCTGGAACGGCCTGCCTGTGTGGTCGGTGACCGGTGTCGCCCTGGCCCGGCTGGACGATATCGGTTCATCGAAGCAGGACAAGAAGGATTCGGAGGGCGCGAAGCTCACCTATCTGCCGGTGGATGACGGCCGGTTCATGGCTTACCAGGATGGTGAGCTGCAGCCGGTCATCACGTACACCTGGTGGGGCGGCGCCGGCTGGACCGCGTTCGGCGGCCTGCCTGAGCTGTCTGCGACCGCGCCGGTGGCGACCGCTACTACTGCGGGCGCGGCGACCCTGGCATTTGCGGAGCCGACCGGCCCCGGTGACCCGTGGGACTACTCGAACACTGACCGTCTGGCTGGTGTTCAGCAGTCCACCGACGGCGGCTCCACATGGGGCTCGTTGATCGAGCCTGATGACGTGTCGGTGTCTTCGGGCACAGTCACATTGACAGTGTCGGGTCTGACCACAGGCGCATCTCGTCTGCGGGCGAACGTTGTGGGTACCAACGGTGCTGTGGCGACGACCCCGAACTCGAACTCGGTGACGATCACCTCGTAAAGGCCCCTGCCGCGCGGTGTTCGGGCTGTTCGCCGCGCGGCAGGTTCACCAATCTCTAGCAGCCCGAATCATCAACAGCTCGAAGGGAAACAGCCCATGTCTGACACTGAAGAACGCAACCCGTTGCTCACCCCGGAAGCCGCTCGCGATCAAGCCAGCGAGTTTCTATCCGTCTTCGCTGGCGTCGATCTGGATCTCGGCGGTGGACGCACCTGGCACCTGCCGAACCCGAACTACCTGCCTCGTGACATGAAGAAGCGGCACCTGGAGTATCTGCGGTTCGCCAACAAGGATCTCGACAAAGAGAAGATCACTGACCCGATTACCGGTAAGCAGCGCCAACAGACCGTGTGGCCGCTGCAGTACAAGGGTGCGCTGATCGATGAGGACGAGCTGCTGTGCATTGCCCTGATGGGCACTGACGCGGTGGCTGATCGTGACGCCTACTTTAAGGACGGCACCCTCCCCGAAACCTACGAGCAGTTCCTAGCCGCCGGGTTCGTCGCCGGCCAAATCCAGGTTCAGTGGCGCGTGATGAGTCAGCAGATGGAGGAGCGCGTTAAGCGCGACCCCAAAAGTCGATGACGCGGTATGGTTCTGGCTGCGCTGGCCAGAAGAAATTGAGTCAGACCTTCTCGCCTACCGAAACCTCGACATCGGGCTGTGGCACCGGCTGACGATCAACCCCGACACGGGTGCGCCCTACCTTTCATCGCGGCGCTTGCTAGTGCTGATCGACAAACTTCCCGAAAAGTCGGAGCTGAAAAAGGCTGCGCGCGGCGGCCGTTGGGATCTCAAGACCAGAATGCTCGCCGAGATTTACAACGAGCAGGTGAACATGCGCTCGTCGTACTTCGCAGCGCACAGCACTGACGAGAACGACGTGCGATTCGACCCATCGGACTACTACCTCACGGACCCGGTGGACCTCAAGGCCCGCGCCGAGCAGGAACGGGCCGAGGCTGAGATCGCCGCTCAGACCGAACCCGAACTAGCCGAGGCTGGCTGGCTGTGACAAGCGAAAGGTGGTGAGCGCGCGTGGATCCTCTGATTCTTCTCATTGAGCCCGAGCTTGATGAGCGCGCCGCCACCGCCACGATGTCGCGGGCGCAGCGGGTGTACGAGGAAGGCGCGCGGGACATCTCGCGCGTCATGCGCCAGCAGCTCACCGAGGGCACCGCTGCGGCGGGTAAGGGTTTCGACGACCTGGAGACGAAGGCTCGTCGCGCTTACCTCGGTATGCAGGACGCGGGCGAGAAAGTCGCTGCGGCTGAGCGGAAGGCTGAGGCGGCGCGGGAGAAGGGCGCCGCGAACGCGGAAACCCTTGCCCGCCGAGTTGAACGCGCGCGCCTCGATGAGATTCAGGCGATTGAGAAGGCCACCGCAGCCTACAAG